TATAGATGAAGGACCACCTATATAAGAACTAATATTGTTAACATTACCTAAAATAGATTTTAATTGAACTAATCTATTATTAGCTTCATTATTATTAAATTGAACAACTTTATAATATAAATTATTATCGTCGCGTCTAGGAGTAAAACCGTGTCTTACAATATGTTGACCAAATGCATTTACGGGTACTTGTGCTAATGTATTAATACCTAAATTGTAAATACGAGTAGGACCTACTGTATTTAATATTTTATTAGCAACGTTAGAAATAAAGTTACCAATATTAGCAAATAATCCTTGACCTCTAGTTGGTTTATTAGTAACAAAGTTAGTTTTATGTTCTAACTGTGGGTTAGACATTTGTAAACCAACTTGTTTAACTATAAATAAAGGACCTTTAGGAAAATTAGTTAAAAACTTTCCTATACGAAGAGTATCTACTAACGAAGATTTTATAGCTCCTGCAGCACCGCCTCTTATTAATCCATCATCATACCTACCTATTAAATTAGTTCCAGGTCTGTTGATATCAACCTGAATATAAGGTTGTTTGTTATCAATTGCAGGGTAATCTCCGTATTTAAGTGATTTTAAATTTGTTTTTAGGTCCACTAAGGCCATTACTTACCATATTTTTTAGTAGGAGTGTATTTATCCTTACTATCGTTAATATCTAGGCGAGATGGTAATGGTTTTGGTCCAACACCACTAATAGTTCTCCAAGTTACATCAGGTTTACCATCTGTTGAGTAATTTAAATGTAATGAATCTGGAGGGTTTGGGTTAACGCCAAATTGTGCTGGTTTGTTACCTTTTAAGCCTAATACGCTTGATTTTAATTTATCTAATAGTCCCATGTTATTGTGTTTTGATATAAATATTTAATTATTATGCCATCTTATAGCCAGTATTTATGTTTTGTGATGTTCCTAAATTTGGATTAGCACCAATGTTTTTAGCAAATGAATCTTCACCATTAATGTATGCTACTACAGGTTTATTAGCAGATTGTTTTAATGTATTGTGCATGTTGTTAATAGATTCTGCTAATGCTGATACGTCAAATAATGGAGGTTGTGGTGCTGGTCTATTTGTTGAATTAGTTAATGTTGATATGTCAATTGATGGAGGTTTTGGTGAAGGGGTTGAAGGTTTTTGTGATGGATCATTCAAATTAGTTCCTGCTATTACAGTATCATTATCATTTAATCTGATTGCTCCTTCAGGTGCTAATAATGTACGTTTACCATAACCACCTTCTGACATTACATCATCACCTTTTAATAATTGATAACCAATAGTTGCTACACCAGCAGCTGCGGCTAAACCTATAGGAATTGCAAGAGGTCCTAATAAGGCTCCTATTCCTGACATTGCTGCTTTTACAGCACTCATAGCTGCTGCTGCTATTGAGAATATTGCATCTTTCTTAGTAATAAAAGCACCAGCAGTTTTTAAAGCATTTAATATAACTGTTCCTGTTTTTTGTAAATTCAACCATAATACTTTACCTTTTTCATAAAGCCAATCTTTCATAGTTATTAATAAACCTTCTTGTTTTACTATATTATTTGCTTTTTGTAACCCAAATTGAATTTTTAAAGCAGTCATTAACCCATGTTCAGCAGCTAATTGGTTAAATAATTGTATATTACCTGCTATTTTAGTAAGTAGTGATTGTTTTTGTAACTGGTTTTGTACAAGGTTAGTTGCTGCTATGCTTTGTCCTAAACTAGCGTTTATTCTAGAAGCTGAATTCATTGCAATATCATATCCTAAAGCTGCTTTTTTAGATACCACATGAGCTAAATAAAGACCTCCTATAATTTTTAAAGGAGTTATCATATTATTGATAATATTTAACCCGCTAGATAGCATATCTATAAATGAACCTAAAGGACCTGCCATTAAATTACCAAATAAACTTTGTAATTTTTCTACGGCAGCATTAAATTTATCTTGGATTGAAGCTCTTTCAAGTGCTTTTTTAGCTTCTTCTTCTGTTACTTGTTGTAATGACTTACCACTAGCTAATGCTTCTTCTCTTCTTCTTAATGTTTCAGATAATTGATCTGAGGTCATACCAACAGACTTAGCTAAAGCATCTTGCTGTAAGACATTCATTTTAGCAAAATCAGCCGCTGTGCCTACATTTTTAGCTAATTCTTCAGCTAATGCTACTTGATCACCTTGTAAGGCAGCAGCTCTAGCTCTTTCTAGATTTAATTGCTTGCCAGTTAATAATTCAGCATTTAATTCATTTTCAATAGAACTTGCAAAGTCAAGTAATGATGACGATGCTGATTTTAATTGATCAAAAGTTAAACCTAAAGCCTTTGCTGTTACAACTGCTTTAGCAATACGTTCTGGATTATATCCTAAATTAGCTGCTAATTGACCTGATATTTTAGTTGCTTCAGCCAACGTTGCTCTAAAATCAATACCAACTTTAAGTTGATTTCTAGTTGCTACTAATCCTTTAAGAAATGATTTGTAAGTTTGTTCTGAAGTTTGTCCTGTAAGTACACTATATCTTTGTACTTGAGCGGCTTCATCTGCTGTTAAACCAACTTGTTTTGTTAATTTGATTTGTGTTTCAAGCTGATCAGCACTAAATTCATAAGCAAATCCTATTGTTTTAACAAGTTCACCAAAGGCTTCAGTTAAATTTTTAGTAGTAACAAATAAGCTATTTGAACTTCTTTCAATGCTAACTAATTTGCTTCTAAATTGTTCACCAGCATAACCTAATGACTTTCCTAACTGTACTATTTGGGTGTTTGCTGTTAAAGCAGCATTAATAAAGAATTTAGCTACTTTATAAAGTACATATAATTGACTAACAGGATCTTTTAATGCTTCTCCTATTCCTGAAGCTAATCCTTTTATTCCAGTCATTAATACCTGCCATGAATTTCCTGTTTTAGCAACTTCTCTCATATCCTCTTTTATCCCTTCAAAGAAACTGCCATCAATACCCAATCTACCAAGAACTTTAACAATGCTATCTATTATTTTTCCGGATATGCCTAGTGTTTTTTGGATTTTATTTTCTTCTGCTAATCTTTCTTCAATAACTTTATTTAATTTTCTAATACCAAATTCTTCTTCATTCAACAAATTTTTTACTTCACTATTAGTATTTTTTATCTTTTCATAAAGATTTTTTTCTTTTGTTAAATTTTCACGTGCTTTGCTTTGTGAATTTAATTGATCTCTAGTAAGACCTCCATTTTCTCTTTGTAAATTTCTATAATATTGAATTTCAGCATTAAGATTCTTTTGTCTACCTAAAGAATCTTTTTCAGCTTGTTCATTTCTATCTAAGAAACTTGTTAAATCAGTTTGTTGTATTTGAACTTTTTTCTGTAAGTTTTGTAACTCTTTTTTAGATAAAGTTTGAATACCATCTTGATCATACTTTAATTTATTAGCTATAGATGATAAGTTAGAATAAGATTTAGCAATATCCTTATTAAATTCTTTTTGACCTTTTAATTCTTTACTAATATTCTTTAATGCATTGTAAAAATAATTAACATCTGTGTCTAAACCATCAAATGTTTTTCGCATTTCTTTTAATGCTTTATTAGCAGCATCTATACCACTTCCAAAACTGCTGATGTAAGCATCAATATTAGTTTTGAAGTCTCCTCCTAATTCGCCAATGCGTTTATTCAGATCGTTTATCTGTTTTTTAATATCGTCTATTTCAGCCATAATTGAGTATTGCGCCGTATAAATATTAAAAGCGCCTATTTCTTAGGCGCCTTTGCAGTATATGTTGGTTGTTTTGGAGCTATGTTCGGTCGTGCAGGAATTTTATTATTATCCTTATTTATTTGTTGGTTTTCAAGTTTTTTATTGTCTTCATTAATTTTATCGTAATGTTCTTTTAATGTTTCAAAAGTAAACTTACGTAACCAAATAGGCATATTATAAACAGTTTCCCAACTATATCCACCCTGCCCATTAAATACTATTTCATGGATTTGTTTAAAGAAATGTAATCTATATTCCTGAGTCAGGCCAAAAAAAGTTTAATGATATTGGGATATTTATGCCCTCCTCTGCATAATTTTCATCCTCTGATGGGTAATACTTTAATTCAATGTCTGGAGATGTTTTATTGTAATATTGACGTAATGCTCTTGAATCTGGTGCTAATAAATAATTATCAACAAAATCACGGATAGATTTTTGATCACGATCATTATTAATTGATGTGATCATATATTTTAAACGTGTAGTGATATCTGTTGTTGCATTTGGATTAATTTTTAATAAACCCTTAATTTCAGCATCAATCTTTTTTTCATCAATACCATTCAATAATTTAAATGTAACTACATTACCTGAATTAGGTAAAGTAAAAGTAAACTCATTAACGCCTTCTTTAACTAATGAAGCATTTAATGGTTTTTCTTTTAATGTAGTTAAATCAATTTTACCTTGTTTTGAATTACCATTATCATCCATATAAGTAAATTCATAATCTTTACCATAACCTAAAATACGAGCTGCAATTAATATTGCATTCTTATCACCGATTAACAATTCATCATAGTTAATAGGTGTAACAATTAATGATTGTAATAACTTATCAATTGCAGTACCATTTTTTAAATAGTTAGCATTAGTAAGAATATCTTCTTCCTTAGCTGTCATGTATTTCATTTCAATTTCACCTTTAGCAAGTGGTGATTCTTTTGGATACAATAAACCTTTAGAAGGTAATGTAACTGTTTCGGTTGGAATTTTAAATTCTGCCATATAACGTTTTTATTTGTGTATATATAAATATACGACAAAGAAAGGCATCTGCCAAAGCAGACGCCTTTTTTGAAAAATATTGGAAATAAATTAGAAATTTAATACACAATAATCCATAGCAACTGTTACAGCTAAGTTGATTGCTGCTTCGTTAGCCCAATCGTATTCACCGAATGTAGCTGTTTTTACGTAAGCACCTTTTACAATCCACTCACCTACTACGTCACCTACTGGACCTAAAATATCTAATGTTAAGTCTCTCTTGTAGAAATCAGAATATCCATCACGACCAGTTACTGATTCGTGTGCTAAACGAGCCCATTCCATTACTGCTTGTGCACCAGATGGTGTTACAGGATCGTATAAGTTTAAAGTCATATCATTCCAACGAACTTTACCTTTTACTTTACGGTAAACGTTGATATGATCCAAAATGATTTCGCCAGCTTCAAATCCAGGTGCTGTTGCACTCTTAATTAAGTATGCTGGGATACCATCAATATACATAATGAAACGATTCTGAACTTTTGGTTCAAAAGCGGTAAACATTATTTCATTAGCGTCTAATACTGCCATTTTATGTTAAATTTAATTGCTATTAATAAATATTAGGAACCACATCCCCTTATGCAGGGAATGTAGCGCCTGTTGGTAATACGTTAAAGTTTAAGATGATAAATTCAGCAGTCTTAGTTGGTTGGATGTAGATCTGACCTACTAATTGATTTCTATCGATTACATCTGGAGTATTGTTTGTATCATCCATTACTACTCTGTAAGCGAATAAACCTTGACGTTGAACTACTGATTCCATGTAAGGGTTAACTTGAGCTAGGAATCTATTTCTAGTTACGTTTGTATTTTGTTCAAATACTAAACCGTTTGCTACTTGACCGATGAAGTCTTTTAACGCGATCAATAAACGACGAACGTTTACGCGATCTAAAGCTGTAGCTTTACGTTGTAATGTCTTTTGACCGAATATTACAACTCCTTCACCAGGGAATGTAGCTAATGGGTTAACATTTGCATTATATAATGTATCACGATCTGATTGAGATAATTTTCTTTCAGCTTTTAATACTGATGGAATACCACCTCTGTTAATACCAGCTGGTGCAAACCAAGGTTGAGCAACTTGATCATTGAATGCATAAGCACCACATACTACTGTAGAAGCTGGAGCCCAAACTGATTTGCCTAAATTGCTAGAGAACAATTCAACCCAAGGCCAGTAAGTAGCACCGTAGTTGCTTGAAGAACCAGCAGCAGCTTGAGAAGCAGCTGTTACAACTGAACCATATACTGTAGTATCTACAATTGCAATTGCATCACCTCTGTTTTCGCAAATAGAAATCATGTTATCAGCAGCGCTACCATCTAAAGTAACACCTGGAGCTAATAATACATTAAATTTATATTCGTCCTTATTTGTTAATAAGTTAAGAGCTGTAATGTAATCGTTTGCAGAAAAACCTTGAATGTTTGAAGTTGTAATATTTTCATTCATTAAAGCTTGTCTGTTTGTAGCAGCTACACCACCTGCGAATGAACCACCAAAAGATCCACTACCTAAAGATGGTAAACCGGCAGCTAATGATCCTGATTTATAGTAACCATTATTATCGATTGAATCAATCTGAATGTTGTTTACTGATTTAATACGAATGTATTGAGATGCATTAGCATAAGATCCTGTTTGGTTGATATATGGAGTACCATCAGAATCTACTGTGTATACATTCTTAATATCACCAATTACACGAGAAATGTAGTTAGGTAATGCTGGGTCTAATGATAAGTTAGGCCATGTTTCTAAGTAATTCTTTTGAGCATCGTTGTCATTACCTGCACGAATTGCTAAATTAAATGTACCACTACCTGTGTTTACATTTGTAATTTCCCAACGTACGTTATTTGCACTACCATTTGCTAAAGCGCCAGATGAAATACTAGATGTATTATTCATCTCACTACCCCAAGCTAATGTTTCTAAAGCAAATGCTGTAGATGCACTAGCAACTACATTAGCAGAAGCATAAGTGCTAACATCACCGCTACCGCTAACTACTCTAGTTACCAATAAGGTTTGACCACCATTGTTAAAGAATTCTCTTGCAGCTTGAGAAGTAAAGTATTCATAGTAATAGCTACCACTTTTAAAAGTTTCGCCAAACTTTGCTGCAAACTCGCTGTATGAAGTTACATAAGTAGGTACAAGAGGAGCACCTTTTACTGTAGGGCCTACTAGAGCCGTAGCAGTACCTTGGATACCTTGTTGTACTAAACTCTGATCACTTT